ATGACAAGAAAAAAGACGATAAAAAAGAAGAAAAGAAGAAAGATAAATAACAATATAACCAAGGCTAATTAAGGAGAAAAAAATGCCAGCATGGTCAAATACAGATGCGCCAAATGCAAAACCAAAATGGGATGTCGAAAGACAGACAAGAGAAGTAATTCAGTTGCCAGTTTTAACTGGTAATACACCTGGAAACAATATCATTGTTGTTTCATACAATGACGGTGCTCAAAATAACGTAGCTAATATTGGCGTTGTTGCTGGTCAATATGTTTATTTTTGGGCAAATGGAGCAAACACTTATGGTGGTCAAGCAGGTAATGGCGTACCAGGTATGTTCTTCTCTAATACAACCGTTTCTTCAACAAGTGGTAATACAGTTACATTAACTAATAATCTGTTTAATACTGTATCCGCTGGATTTACTGTTGAATTTGATAAAACTATTGCTTATAGTGCATCTAAACCAAATATGGGTGGTAGTGCATATAATGCAAACACAGTTTTGGTAACAGATACTAGAGGAATGACAGCAAATCAAGCTGTTTCTTTAGGTAATCTAAACGCTGGATGGGTTAATATTATCAAAACAACTAATAATGATGGAACAGTTCGTTATCGCCACGAAACTTTAGTTATCTTGGCAAATCCAACAGCATCAAATGTTTATTCTGGTAATACTGGTTGGGGTAGCCCTTTCGTTCCTGGTGTTTAATATTAATTGCTAAGGGTGGGTATGGTGTCATACCCACAATAATATGTTTGAAGAATTGAATGAAGAAAATATTATGATATATGCAATGAAGTGTTATAATACTCCAAATTGTGTAATGTCTGAATTTGAAAGTGATATTAAAAGAACAAAATATCTTAAAAGATTGTTTCGTAGATACAAAGTTACCAAATCACTTAAAGAAAGATTAATATTAAATCATATCATTTTATTAAATAATGTTTTTGGGCCAGAACCAACATCAAGAATATTATTTTATAGGATTGATGAAAGAGATTATGATATATTGAAAACTTTTTTGCTTTATTTAAATATATTACCAAAAATAGTATACGGTATTAATAATAAAAATATATTTACTGATGATATACCGGTAGATATGCATATAGCAGACATATTAAGGAAAATATGAAATCTTTCAAAGAATACATCCAAGAAATGGGTGGAGGCGGTGGCGGAGGAGCAGCAGGAGGCGCTGTTGCTGCTGGACCAACAAATACAACAAGCGGTGGTCAAGTTGCAGGTATGGGACAACCACCAGGTAGTAAGTCTGGTGAACCGGGTGTTGATTTGAGAAAACGCAAGAAAAAAGTTGCCGATCCACGATTACCGATGGGTATTGGCAAACGAAAGGATTTCTAAGTGATTCATAAAGTTGCTACTAGAATTAAAGAAAAGTTTGGTTTATCAGCAGAAGTCACAATAACATCAAACGTAGCATTATTAAAAATAAAAGGTTTAGATAATTATAGTTTAGCAAAATGGATTACAGAAGAATTTGATGATGTTAAAGTTACAGTAAAAGATAGAGAACTTGCAGGTTATAAAATATCCGATTTTGGCTGGATCAAAATAGAAAAGACAAATAAAAAAGAATTGATATTAACATAAAATGTTTATCGGACAATTGTTTAACCTTAATTTCTGGTTCGGTCTACTACCAGCTTGGATTCCATTAGTTATAATGGGAACTGGTATATGTTTGATTATATCAAGTTCATTAATCAAAATATTTTTGCCTATACAATATCGTATAGTTATAATTGCTGTATATTTTTCTGGTATTATTTTAAGCTTGAGTGGTGCGTATATTAAAGGTAGAGTAGACGTTTTGGTTGATTACAAAAAAGAAATAGAAATATTACAAGCCAAACAAGAAGAAATTACACAAAAGATTGTTGAACATTACATTATACAAACCCAAGTGATAAAGGAAACAAATGAAAAAATACTCAATCAAGTCAATACTAAAGATGACCGTATGTGTACTTTGCCTGAATCTTTTGTTAGGTTGCACGACAACGCCGCTCAAGGTACCGTTCCCGACACCTCCACAGGAGTTGATGGTACCGCCTCCGGAATTGCACTCTCTGAGGCCGAAAGAACCATCATTGAAAACTACGGACAATACCAACAAGTTGCCGAACAATTAAAAGCATTACAAGAATGGGTAGCTAAACAAAAGGAATTAAATCCATGAAAAAATTATTGTTGTGTTGTTTATTAGTTTTATCTGGTTGTGCTACAGTAACAGATATTGTTTTCCCATCAAAATATGATGTCAATGAATATATGTTAATTAACAAGTTAAGAACCATATCTCAATTTAGTACTTGTGATAAATTTACTGTAAGTATGTTATATACAACTTCATTAGAATTAAAAAATTATAGTCAACATTTACCAAGAAATGAAGCATCATATAATATGGAACAAGGATTATTTACAATAGTTGAAGAATTATACAAAAAAGAAAATCCAAGTCCTGTATATTGTAAAGCAAAACTAAATATCATAGAAATTACGGCAGATAAAATTCAACAAGTTACCGGGAGTAAACCAAGATGAGTCAATTAGAAGAAATTTCATACTTAGCTGACCAATATACACAACAGTATCAAACTGGTCAATTATCTGCTGAAGATTATAAAGAATTGATTGGTAACTTAAATATTATGGGTCATATTAATGCAGCTGCTGATGACTTAACAGAAAATCAACAAGCATATCAAATTTTAATGGGTGCTGTACAATTAGCGGGAGCAATATACTAAAATGATTACAATAGAACAATTTCAAGCGATTGTAGGTAATAATCCAAATTCAGAACATTGGGTCGAAGCATTAAATAGAGTTTGGCCTGATTATGATATCACTACACCACAACGTATGGCTGCATTCATGGGTGAGTGCTGTGTTGAGTCTGCAAAGTTTACTGCTGTACAAGAAAATTTAAATTATACTGCTGGTTCATTAAGTCGTGTATGGCCAAGATTATTTCCAGCAGGTATTGCTGAACAATATGCACATAATCCAGAGAAGATTGCAAACCGTGCTTACGGTGGTCGTATGGGTAATGGTGATGAATCTTCTGGTGATGGTTGGAAGTTCCGTGGTCGTGGTCTAATTCAAATGACTGGTCATGATAATTACCAATCTTTTGCTGATTCATTACAAATTGGTATTGATGAAGCTGCTTCATATGCAGAAACTTTTGAAGGTGCAGTTCAATCTGCTTGCTGGTTTTGGGAAACAAACAATCTTAACGCATTGGCCGACCAAGGTAATATTGACCACATTTCTCACATCATTAATGGTGGAACATTAGGTCAAGAAGAAAGACGTCAGTATTATCAACACGCTTTACAAATATTGAGTGTATAAAATGTCTTTAATAGATTCCGCATTAGGTTTAGTTACTAGAAAAGAAAAACATCCTCCTACAGGTTCTAGGTCTGAACGTGAAGCAAAAATTAAAGATAAAGCAGGATTGGTAATCAATGTTTTTGCTCTATTGTTAGCAGTTAATACATTCATTGGTGGTGGATTAAGTTCTACTATTATGAACAATACAATTAAAGCAAATGACCTTTGGAACTTCTATCAAGCTAAAAGTGTTAAACAAACCGAATATCAATTAGCTTCAGAACAAACTAATGACCTAATCAAAGCAAAAAAGTGGGCTGATAAAGCTGCTTCATATGAAGAAGGTGAAGAAGGTAAACCAGCCATCTTTACTAAAGCTAAAAAATTAGAAGCTGACCGTGATTTAGCTAAAAAGAAATCACCATGGATTTCTTACGCATCTACTTCATATCAATTAAGCATTGTATTATTATCAGCAAGTATCTTGGCAGTAAGTATGCCTATGTTTTGGGCATCTTTTGGAGTTGCATTTATTGGTATGATTTTTATGAGCCAAGGTTTATTTTTGTGGTTCTAAAGGAAAAATAAATGTCAAAGAGTAACGATAATTGGATGCAAACATTGTGGCGCCCAGCAATGGGTTGGATGTATATGCTTATCTGTCTATTAGATATGGCAGTATTCCCTGTTCTTTGGTCGTTACTACAAGCCATGACACATCAACAAATTACACAATGGAATCCATTAACACTACAAGGTGCAGGATTGTTTCATATCGCAATGGGTGCTGTTCTTGGTATCGCTGCATTTGGTAGAACACAAGAGAAGTTAGCCGGTACAGCAGCTAATCCAATTGTAACAAATCAACCAATAGTAAACAATACTAATATGAATAGCGTACCTAGTAATATTGGTATGAGTAGAGTAGGTAGTGCACCTTTAGTAAATAACACAATGAGCACTCCAATGAGTCCTGCTCCAACAATTACTCCACCTCCTGTAACACCACCATTATCTTCTAAGTCAGCAGTACCTACAACAAGTTTTCCACCACTATAAGGATAAAAAATGATATTAGCTCCATTTTTAATTATTGCTGCTTTCGTTGGTATTATTGTAGTTAATGAAGCTCAAGCCGTTGAAACACAAAAAGTTTGCCATGACGTAAAAGGTAAACAAGTATGTAAGATGATAAAGATTCATAAAAAAATTGAAGATGCCACAAAGATTCCAGAGAAAAAGAAAAAATAATGGCAGATAATATTATCAATGATGTTGGAGTATTAAAGGGTCAAGTTGCGGCTCTGACTAGTATTGCGACAAAATTAGATGTCATTATTGATAAATTAGTTGACCAACACGATAGACATATAGCAAAGGTGTATGACGATATGGAAGCACGCAGAATGGAAACAGAAGCGGACATTAAAGAAATACATGACCGTATTGATATGGTATTGGAAAAAGTTCAAACTACCGAAAAAAGTATTTTGGCTAAAATTGAAGATTTACGTACCTGTATTGATAAACACAATGCAAAAGAAAAAGAAACATTAGATAAGTTATTACAATGGAAGTGGATGATTGTTGGTGGTATTGTTGTAGTAACATGGTTGATTTCTCACGTAAATCTTGATATACTTGGTCATCTAACCAAATAACTTTTTAAAAAAATAATATTATGAGTGTTTTTATTGATAGGACTTACCTGCTGCGTGTTTCAGCCCGTTTGCAACGGTTTACTCAAAAGAAAACCGATTTGTACAACTTCAGATGCCCATTATGTGGTGATTCTCAAAAAAATAAAATTAAAGCTCGTGGTTTTATATACCGCAAAAAAGATGACTATTTTTATATGTGTCATAATTGCAGTGCATCTACCACATTCTATAATTTTTTAAGACAAGTAGATGAATCTTTATGCAAAGAATATCAATTGGAAAGGTATAAGAATGGTACACAACACGCAAATACTCCACCGCCCAGCTTTACAGAGGCGAAAGAGAAACCAGTATTCAAAGAAAAGATTCAACTGGAGTCAATCAACTCCTTACCAGAAGAGCATTTTGCTAAAAACTATGTTCGACAGAGAAGGATACCCGAGGCCTTACAATCGCAACTATACTATGCGCCAGATTTCGCAGCCTTCGTACAAAGTCTTGGGATTGAGAAAGAAGGACTCCAAAAGAATGACCATCGGTTAATTATTCCATTCTTTGACGAAAAAAAGAATTTGGTTGCGATACAAGGTCGAGCATTAGGTGAATCTAAATTAAGATATATTACAATCAAGTTACATGACGATAACCAAAAAGTCTATGGACTTGATAGGATTGATTTGAATAAACCAATCTATGTCGTAGAAGGACCAATTGATTCTATGTTCTTGGAGAATGCGGTGGCTACTGCCGATTCTAATTTAGAATCTATCATCAATATATTACCTAAAGATAAGGTTGTTCTGGTATTTGATAATGAACCACGTAATAAACAAATTGTAGAAAAAATAAATTCTGCTGTTGATAAACACTTCAATATAGTGATTTGGCCAGAATACATTGATTCTAAAGACATTAATGAAATGGTGCTAGATGGGTTTTCTCCTGATGAAATTCAAGACATTATAAGTAATAATACATTCGTTAATCTTAGAGCTAAAATGGAGTTTGTGAATTGGAAGAAAATTTAATATCATGGGTACAACGAATCTCTGAGAAGAAGGATGAACTTGGTGGATTTAGTATATGTCCATTTGCAAAAAAAGCATTAGAAGATAAAAAAATATTTTGGTCATCGATTGCTTATGAATGTGAATCCTATATACTACGATACATCGAATCAATATGTGATTTTGAATTAATTGTTTTTTATAACCTATCAAAAAATTTAACTGATGAGGATTTATTAAACCTAATATCAAAATTACAATCAAAACGTTCCGACTTAATTTTTTTAAAGGACCATCCAGAAAATCCCGGTTTTATTAACGGATTAAATACAGGCAACGGAGAATACCCATTAATATTAGTACAACCAAAGGATAAATTATTAGAAGCAAGAAATAAATTATTAAAAACAAAGTATTATGACTACTGGTCAGAAGAATATAAAAATGAGATTTTGAATTACGGCAAATAATAACAATAAGGCGATTACATGGAATACCTAAGTATTAATATAGATTTAGAAAGAGATAAACTATTCGATGAACTTGGAATTAAAAGACTTAAAGAAAGTTATATGCGAGAGGATGAAACTTCTCCTCAGCACAGGTTTGCATTTGTATCGAAAGCATTTGGAAGTAATCTTGAACATTCTCAAAGATTATATGACTATGCTAGTAAGCATTGGTTATCTTATAGCACTCCCATTCTTTCTTTTGGTCGCAGCAAGCGTGGTATGCCTATATCATGTTTCCTTAACTATATTGAAGATACTGCGGAGGGATTAGTTGATAATCTTTCGGAAACTAATTGGTTATCTATGTTGGGTGGTGGTGTCGGTATTGGTTTTGGTATTCGGTCTGCCGATGATAAGTCTACTGGTGTTATGCCACATCTTAAAATTTATGATGCGAGTTCTTTGGCTTATCGTCAAGGTCGTACTCGCCGTGGTAGCTATGCCGCTTATCTTGACATTAGTCATCCTGATATTATTGGGTTCCTTGAAATGCGTAAGCCGACTGGTGACCAAAATCAAAGGTGTTTAAACTTACATCATGGTATCAACATCACAAATGACTTCATGCAGATTATTGAAAACTGTATGTTGGATCCAAGCGCAGATGATTCATGGCCATTGATTGATCCTAAGTCAAAAGAAGTAAGAGAAACTGTATCTGCTAAGATGTTATGGCAGATGATCCTAGAGTTAAGGATGCACACAGGAGAACCATACTTACATTTCATTGATACAAGTAACGAACATCTACCACAATGGTTAAAAGATAAAGGATTGAAAGTACATCAATCTAATTTATGTTCAGAAATTATTTTACCAACTAACGAAGAGCGAACAGCAGTATGTTGTTTATCTAGTTTGAATTTAGAGAATTACGATGAATGGAAAAATGAACCATTATTTCTTAAAGATGTTGCTGAAATGCTTGACAACGTGCTTCAGTATTTTATTGATAATGCTCCTGATTCCATTAGCCGTGCTAAGTTTTCTGCTAGTCGTGAAAGAAGTATTGGAATTGGAGCATTAGGTTTCCACGCATATCTGCAAAGAAACGGTATTGCCTTTGAAGGTGTTATGGCTAAAGTTGCTAATAATAGAATTTTCAAATCAATACGAAAGGGTTTAGATGAAGCAAATCTTCAACTTGGACTGGAACGTGGTGAAGCTCCTGATGCAGTTGGTACTGGCCGTAGGTTTAGTCATGTTATGGCTATTGCTCCCAATGCTTCTTCTTCCATTATCATGGGCAATACTTCTCCTAGTATTGAACCTTACCGTGCCAACGCTTATAGGCAAGATACTCTTTCGGGTTCTTTCTTAAATAAGAATCGTTGGTTAGATGAGTTGATTATTGAAATATCAAATCAAAAACCAGAAGATTGGTACAATGAAGTTTGGTCATCTATTATTGCTAATGATGGTTCGGTGCAACATTTAGACTGGATGTCAGAGAACGATAAAGAAGTATTCAAAACATCAATGGAGATTGACCAACGCTGGGTTATTGAGTTGGCTGCAGATAGACAACAATATATTGACCAAGCACAATCTTTGAATTTATTTTTTAGACCAGATGCAAATATTAAATATGTTCATGCTATTCATTTTATGGCATGGAAAAAGGGACTTAAAACTTTATACTATTGCCGTTCTGAAAAAATTGGTAAGGCCGATAAAGTTTCTAAGAAGATAGAACGACAAGTTATTAAAGAGCTAGATATGACACAAGTAGCTCAAGGTAACGACTGTATTGCTTGCGAAGGATAAGAATGATTAAGAAAACAGATTTAGATATTACAAAAGAAAGAACTTATTTTAAGCCTTTTAACTATCCTTGGGCTTATGATGCATGGTTAAAACATGAGCAGTCACATTGGTTACATACAGAAGTTCCTATGCTTGAAGATGTTAAAGATTGGAAGAAAAGATTAACCGATAGTGAAAAGAAATTTCTTACACATATCTTTAGGTTTTTTACACAAGGTGATATTGATGTGGCTGGTGGTTATGTTAAAAATTATTTACCATACTTTAGTCAACCTGAAATTCGTATGATGTTAATGGGCTTTGCTGCTCGTGAAGCATTACACGTTGCTGCATATTCACATTTGATTGAAACATTAGGATTACCAGAAACAACATACTCAGAATTTATGGAATATGCTCAAATGAAAGAGAAACATGATTATATCATGGACATCTCCGCTAAGAATACTACAAAAGAAAATACAGCAACACATATTGCCGTATTCTCTGCCTTTACTGAAGGTATGCAGTTATTCTCATCATTCATTATGTTACTCAATTTCCCACGCCATGGTAAAATGAAAGGTATGGGACAAATCGTAACATGGTCAATCGTTGATGAAACACAACATGCCGAAAATATGATTAAATTGTTTAGGACATATATAGAAGAAAATCGTGAAATCTGGAATGATGATTTAAAATCCAGAATTTATGTTATCGCCGAAAAGATGGTTGAATTGGAAGATAAGTTCATTGACCTTGCTTTTGAAATGGGTGCAATGGAAGATTTAACCTCTGAAGATGTTAAGAAATATATTCGATATATAGCAGACAGACGTTTGATTTCTTTAGGACTCAAAGGTGTGTTTAAAGTAAAGAAGAATCCTCTACCTTGGGTAGAAGAAATGATTAATGCACCTACACATACTAATTTCTTTGAGAATAGAGCAACAGATTATGCAAAGGGTGCATTGAGTGGTAATTGGAGTGAAGTTTGGGCTTAATGAAAGGTGAAAATGAAAATTATTGTTACGGGTGGTGCAGGGTTTATAGGTTCAAATCTTGTAGATAAATTAATTGAAATGAAAAATGATGTTACGGTGATTGATAACGAATCAGCAACATCAAATGACGAATTCTATCATAATAAAAAAGCAAAATATGTCAAAGAAGATATTGCTGATTATCCTATGATTCGTTATCTGTTTGATGGAGTAGATTATGTGTTTCACTTGGCGGCTGAATCTCGAATTCAACCAACAATTGATAATCCATTACTTGCTGTAAGAACTAATGTGTTAGGTACAGCAACCATATTACAATGTGCAAGAGAAGCAGGAGTTAAGAAGGTAATTTATTCTTCAACATCTTCTGCATATGGTAGAAACACACCACCTTTGTTTGAAGAAATGCTTGAAGATTGTTTGAACCCTTATTCTGTATCTAAAGTATCAGGTGAAAAACTTTGTCATATGTATACAGAATTGTTTGGATTGCCAACAGTAGTGTTTAGATATTTTAACATTTATGGTCCAAGAGAACCTTCTAAAGGACCATATGCACCAGTTGTTCGATTATTTTTAAGACAAAAAGCAAATAACGAACCATTGACGATTGTTGGTGATGGTATGCAACGTAGGGATTTTACGCATGTTAGTGATGCAGTAAATGCCAATATATTAGCAATGAAATCTAATGTAACGGGATTGTTTAATATTGGTACAGGAATAAACCATTCTGTTATTGATTTGGCTAGAATGATATCTGATACTGTTACATTTATTCCACCTAGACAAGGTGAAGCTAGAGAAACATTAGCAGATAATTCAAAAGCTAAAAAAGATTTGAAATGGGAACCAAAAATAAAGTTAGAAGATTATATCAACGAAAGCCTACAAAGAAAAGGTTAATAAAATGCAAAAACAATTATCAGCCGAGTGTGAAAATTGCGAATCATCTTATAATGTAGTTTTCATGGAAGAATTCGTATCACAAGAGTTACCAGAACATTGTCCGTTCTGTGGTGAAACCATTCAAGAATTAGAAGAATATATAGAGGATGATGAACCACTTGACGAAGATGAGGAATGGGACTAACTTGGCAATACAATGATAAAGATTTTACGGAAGACTTGATTGGTGATAATTATGGGTTTGTTTATCAGATAACCAATCTTACTAATGATAAGAAGTACATAGGCAAGAAATTTTTTTATTCTGCCAAAACCAAACAAGTCAAAGGTAAGAGAAAGAAGTATAAGGCGCCTTCAGATTGGCAAACTTACTACGGGAGTAGTGACAGTTTAACCAAAGATGTGTTACAATTAGGACACGATAATTTTAAACGTGAAATTCTACATCTTTGCCGTTCTAAAGGAGAATGTGGTTATCTTGAAGCTAAAGAGCAATTTATCAAAGGTGCTTTAGAATCAGATGACTATTACAATACTTGGATAATGGTACGAGTGAGGAAATCACACATACAAGGACTATTATGCTCGACTGGCTCAATCCAATAAAAAACGAAAAATTTGATGTCATGTATTTTATTGCTGGCGATGAAAAAGATTCTATTGACATTCAATTAAGGCAGTTCAAAGAAAATGAAGAATCTATAGCTAATACAAAATTAGGAGAGTGTTATCAAATTTTGTTGTATAAACACGACACAAATGGTACTTGTATTCATCCAGATAAATTTGAAGCTATTCTTATTGACCCACTAGAATATATCTCTGCACTAATACCACAAGATTGGTGTGGTATAATTGCCAGAAAAACTAAAAATTCTCACAAAATTATTGATAATTTGTTTGACAAAATGACGAAAGTCTGATACAATAGAATTTTGAAACTATTGAAAGTTTATTATGATTCTCGTTGATTTAAACCAGGTATTACTTGCCGGTCTTATGGCACAAATATCAAACCAAAAAAATACCAAGTTGGATGAAAATCTAATTCGTCATATGGTATTAAACATTATTCGCAATCATGTAAAGAATTTTAAAACAGAATACGGTGAAGTAGTATTATGTTGTGATAACCGTAAATACTGGCGTAAAGAATTTTTTCCTTTTTACAAAGCAGGTCGTAAGAAAACAAGAGAAAAATCCGATTTAGATTGGCATTTGATTTTTGATATTCTTGCCAAACTGAAACAAGAACTCAGAGAAACATTTCCATATAAAGTAATTGATGTTGAAGGTGCTGAAGCTGATGATATCATTGGTACATTAGTTCCAATCTATGCTCGTGACCAAAAGATTTTGATTCTATCGAGTGATGGTGACTTCTTGCAATTACAACAATATGGTTCTAATGTTAAACAATATAATCCATCATTGAAGAAATATATCAAATCAGAAAATCCTTTACTTGAATTAAAAGAAAAGATTATTCGTGGTGATAAAGGTGATGGCATTCCTAATATGTTCTCACCATCAGATTGTTTTGTTCGTGACCTCCGTCAAAAGCCAATCACTAAAAATGTATTAGAAAAATACCTTAGTGAAAATGTTGAGAAGTATAATGATACAGATAAGGCAAACTTTTCTAGGAATTCGACCTTAATTGACCTTACAAAGATTCCACAAGAAATTAAACAAAAGATTATAAATACTTATGATGAAACAAAACCGGCATCTCGCCAAAAGTTATTGAACTATTTTATGGAACATAAACTTAAAAACCTAATGGAAGTGATTGAGGAATTCTAATGAAAAACATTTATGAAGTATTTGATGAATTTGAAGCAGCAAAAAATAAAAAAGAAAGAATGGATGTTATAGCAAAAAACTTAACCAAAACATTGGTTCAAGTTTTAGAGTTAACTTATCATCCACAAATTGAATGGCTAGTGCATGATATGCCAGAAAATTTCAAAATCAAAAATGTTCCAGAAGGTATGGGATATGCTCAACTATCCACCGAAATCAGAAAACTCTATTTGTTCAGAAAAGGTGAACCTGCCGCTCACGCATTAAACCCGAAGAAACAAAATGAAGTTTTATTACAATTACTAGAATCATTAGAACCAAGAGAAGCTGAAGTGGTTGCTGGCATTTTTAGAAAAGACCAAGGTGTTAATGGTTTAAATTATAAATTTGTTAAAGAAGCTTTTCCACAATTGTTGCCGTAACAAAAGGAGATATGATTGACTAAATTTGTAGGTAAATTTCGTAAAAATAAAAATTACAATGATGATTATAATTACGAAGTAAAACGGCATCGTGATGAGCATTCCGAGATTAAAAAATTATTGACTAGGGATTATGAGTATCAATTGGAAGATGTAAAAGAATACCTAGAAGATTATACCGACAAGTAGTTGTTTCCATACAACACATCACTTGACATATAGCCTATATTATTATATAATAGAACTTCTATTGATACAGGAGTTTTATTATGATGATTTACGGTTACATTCCAAAATCCAAGCCTAAAAAACTGTCAAAAGCTCAACAAGAGCAGAAAGCTGCTTTCATAAAAGCGCTAAATCAAATTGCCGGCAAAAGTTATTCAAAAAGTCCTGCAAAAAAATCATCAATTTCAACAAAAAGTAATACTCCTTATCGTAGAGAAACACCAAAATACGAATCCTTGAATACCGGATTTGTTCCTTGCACAAAACCTGTCGAAGGAAACACATATACTGGCGAAAAAATGAAAGGAGTTGCGACAATGCACAAATCCAACGCTGTTCCGGTGTTTACCGACAACGAAGCAAAAGAAATTTCGAGCATGAGGAGATAAAAATGCTGCAACAACACGAAGAAAAGCAAATTTTGAAAGGAATTGACGAAATTATGTTCAATTTACGTCATGTTCCGGTCGATGATGTCGCTTATTTTTTAGTAAAATTCAATCCGAATCTTGCGGATGAGTTAGCAACTGCAATTTCGCAACAATTTTTTGATAAAAACGAAGGAAGTAAACATGAATGAAGAAAATTTGAATTTTTGGGCTAATGCTAAAGTAGATGATGCAGAAATTCCTGCTTGGAAAGCACTAGATATTGTTACCAGAAAGTGGGCAACATTGTCTGTATTTGAAAAAGACCAAAATGCTTACCAAAAACTTAGAGAAACATACCAATAATCACTTTGTTGTATATAAACAACAACTTACTTGACACCGACCGTGGTTGTGTTATACTAGTATTTTACTTGATTAGGACTATATTATGAATCGAAACGCATTATCTTTTATTGAAGCTTGTGAAAAAATGTTTGGTAGTGAATGTATCATTACTAGAGATGGTATCGCTGAAGTGGTATCAGAATCAGGTGCACCGTATCCTTATTGGTTGACTACAAAAACCGAATATAGATATGGTCGTGGACAATACAAAGTACCGCCATCTGGCAAGAAAGTTGAAACTGTGAAAGAAAAAGAACCTGAAATGGAAGTCGCATACAATAATGTGGTACAATTACGTCAACCAAAATTAGTTGATGACAATGAACCTGCTGTTCCTACAAAATATCCTGATTATGTACCCTTTGGTTTCTTCAAAGATTTGCGTAACATTATTAAATCTGAAATGTTTTATCCTGTATTCGTAACTGGTTTATCTGGTAACGGTAAAACATTGATGGTTGAACAAGTATGTGCTGAATTAAATCGTGAATGTGTCCGTGTTAATATCTCTATTGAAACTGATGAATCCGATTTACTTGGTGGTTATCAGTTGATTAATGGCAATACTGTGTATAAAGATGGTCCAGTTATTACCGCTATGAAACGTGGTGCAATTTGTTTGATTGACGAAGTTGACCGTGGTTCAAATAAATTGATGTGTTTACAAGGTATTCTCGAAGGTAAGCCATACTTCAATAAGAAAACTGGTGAGATGGTTTATCCTGCTGAAGGTTTCAATGTAGTAGCTACTGCTAATACAAAAGGTCGTGGTAGTGATGAAGGCAAATATCTATCACAAATTCTTGATGATGCTTTCTTAGAAAGATTTCCAATTACTGTTGAACAGGAATATCCTGATTCTAAAACAGAAAAGAAAATTCTTACACCATTAATTGATGATGCTGATTTTGTTTCTTGTTTAGTTCAATGGGCTGAAGTTGTCCGTCAATCATTTGACAACGGTGCTACTGATGAAATTATCTCTACTCGCCGTTTGGTACATATCGCTAAAGCATATAAAATTTTTGGCGATAAGATGAAAGCAATTACAATGTGTGTAAATAGGTTTGATACTGAAACTAAAGAAGCATTCCTTGATTTGTATTCTAAAGTTGATGCTAAAGTAGAATCACCTGCTAATACTACTACTGAAGTTGTTACTGATAACACAAGAGGTTTCTAAAATATGGAATTATTACAAACCAAATCACTACTTGCTAAATTGATGGCAACAGAAAATCTTATCGTAGAACAAAAGCCAGTTGATACAGCTTCTTTTGATGTTAAGAATCGTGTATTGGTTTTACCAATGCTTGATAGGAACATTTCTGGTTATCTTTATGACTTGTTGGTTGGCCATGAAGTTGGTCATGCCTTATACACTCCTGAAGAAGGTATCAACAAAGCAAAAGATTTAGGAATAAATCTATCATTGATGAATGTATTAGAAGATTCCCGTATTGAGCGTAAAATCAAACACAAATATCCTGGTATTCGTGCTTCTTTTATCCGTGGTTATACTGAGTTGATTGAAAAAGATTTCTTTGGTACTGCTGGTGCTAATCTCAACAATTTAAACTTCATTGACAAAGTAAATCTTTTCTGTAAAGGTGGTCCAGCACAAGGTATTATCTTTAATGATTTTGAAAAAGATTTAGTCAATCAAATTGAATCTACTATTACATATGATGATGTTATTGAAGTTGCCAAAAAAGTTGTTGAGTATATGAAGCTTCAAGAAGAAGAAAATCAAAAATTAAAGATGCTTGAACCTGATGACGAAAAAGATGTTGAAGATGGTGATGATTTTGATGATTCTGGTTATGAAGATTCAGATGAAGAATCCGATGCTGATGAAAGAAAACCAGAAAGTTCACAACCTATTCGTTCTAATGAAGAACAAAAAGAAGAAGGTGAGCAAAAAGATTCCAATAATGTTGAATCTAAAGCATCTGAAGGTGGTTATGAAAAGACTAAAGAACTTAAATCACATACTGATGAAGCTTATCAAGAGAACCAAAAGAAGTTATATCAAAATGATGGTGATGAATATTATTATGGTAACATACCTGATGTTAAACTAGAACAAGTAATTGTACCATACAAAGAATTGTGGAACAATCATAGAAAAACATATATTGATTACGGTTATGGTAGTGAAGGTATTGATGAACCTGGCTTCCGTAAACTCCGTCAAGATTCAGCAAAAGTAGTTTCGTATCTTGCCAAAGAATTTGAGATGCGTAAAAATGCTGACCAGATGAAACGTGCTTCGATTGCTAAAACCGGTGAATTGAATATGTCTAGAATTTATTCTTATCCGTTCAATGAAGATTTGTTTAAGAAAGCAACAGTTGTTCCTGCCGGTAAATCTCATGGTCTTGTGATGTTTATTGATTGGTCTGGTTCGATGGACGAACACTTAGATGGTACTATTAAACAGTTAATCAATTTATGTTTATTCTGTAAGAAAGTAAGTATTCCTTTTGATGTGTATGCTTTCTCTACTGAATATGGTGACGCTATCAATACATCTAAGATTCACCAAAAAGAAGGTGACATTGTTTTAGATAAATTCAAGTTGTTAAATTTTTTATCTAGCAAAATGACTGCTTCAGAATTTAGTTATGCTGGTGCTGCTTTATTGAAAATGTCCCATCGTTATCACCGTCCACATGATTTCAGTTTGGGTGGTACACCATTGAATGAAGCAGTTATTGCCGCAATGAAAATTATACCTGAGTTTAAGAAACAATATAAACTACAAATTGTGAATACAGTATTTCTAACTGATGGTGAAGGACATTCTACCAATAGAGTTTGGAGAAAACAAGAAGAAACAGGTGAGTTATTTCAGGCAAGAGGTTCAAATTATAAATCAGCAAGAGATATTTTTGTAATTCGTGACCCAAAAACAAAACACCAAGAAATGGTTACTGGTGGTTGGGGTACTGATGTTACTCAAGCTTATCTTAAAATGTTAAAAGCAAGAACAGATTGCAACATTGTTGGTTTCTATGTTTTGTCTGGTAGAGATTTCAAACATGCTTGTAGACAATATGCACCAAAATCTGTTGATATAGATTTATTGAGAGCTGAGTTCCGCAAAAATAAATATGCAGTATTCACCAACGCAGGTTACGATGAATATTATATGTTAAATTCTGGTGGCATGGACACCGATGATGATGTAGAATTTGAAGTAAAGAGCCAAACGACTAGGGGACTTGTGTCCGCATTTAGCAAGTATACTGGTAATCGTTTAAATAATCGTGTAGTATTGAACCGTTTTATAGGAATGATAGCATGAAAGATATAGCAACTTTTGTTGGTGATTCAGGTAAATCTGTAGCCATCATTTACGAAGGTGATGATGGCGGTGTTAAGTTTTATCAAGTAAATTATGGTGTTCCAGAATCTATAAAAGCATTTAAAGTTTTTATGACTGAAGAAGATGCAACCAAGTTTGCTTCAATATATACAAATACAGGTAGCAAACCAACTTTATTAAGTGAGTGATATGTTAGACAAGTATGATAAACTAAATGAGATTCTTCTTATCACACAAGAAGAATGTGCTGAAGTAACACAAGCCATTTCTAAAATATTCCGATTTGGTTATCAAGATGCCTGGCCTTTAGGTAGTCCAAACAATCAATCTAAATTAGAAGAAGAAGTTGGTGACTTGTTATGTATGGTTGATTTGATGATTGAAACTGGTATTCTATCGGATTCAAATGTCAATGCCGCTAGACATGCCAAACGTGAAAAACTAAAGACATGGTCAAAGATATTTAAATAATGGATATTAGAGAACTGATTACTAGACTACAAAAAATTCGGTGTTGGACACATGATCCAACCGCCAGAAATTTACTTGATGAAATGATTAACCATTTTAAAGCACAGATACCGCAGTAAAAATTAACAGAAGTAACCAGCAGAAGATTTATTGAAATACTCTCTAGTAATATTCTCAACATCAGCAGGACAAGTAGGACGCTTAGAAGCGATATATAGTTCTAATGATGTTTGTAAATTTGTGTTAAATAGTTTGTTTAGAATTTGAATTAATTTCATTTGTTTTGCCTTTTATATTAGTGTTACTACTAATAGTATTTATACTGATATATCATTCCCCAATATGACATTTTATAATATGAAACAATTACTCACCGTTCTTGCCATAATCCTTTTGGTACCTTTGCTCATTTATCATATGGATAAGCTTGACTCCCGAGAGCCGACAGCGTATACTTGTCAGAAGATAGAGGGTCTTTTGATAGGTGGTTGGCATCCTGATATACCCAACTCCACTATTCAACAATGCCGTAAATTGAAACAACAACTACAGGAGAAATACCATGCTACAACCACTTAAAAACAAAATCATTCTACAACTCATTCAAAAAGAAAAGGTCACCGCATCGGGTATTGTACTTGCTGCTGTTGACCGTGAAGAAGCCAACAAGGCTTTAGTGGTTGCTATTGGATCCGCAGTAGAAGAAGTCAGCGTAAATGAAACCGTACTTCCTGATTGGAATAAAGCACAAAAGACAAAATACGAAAACGAAGAATATTACATCATTTCTCCTGATGATATTGTTGCCGTTTTTGATGCGCCCGACACACTCTAAGCTTTTTGGAAAGGTTCCAGCGCT